ACAGTGGCGATAGCGACGGGGAAGCCACGTACTCATCGAACGGCCAGAATCTCAAGGCGGTCATTCTCCGCAAATGTTGGTACAAGACCAGAGAGCGCGTCATGGTGGCGAGCCTGATGATGGCCGATGGGGCCCAACGCTACACCAGGATCACCGACCTCAAAGAACAGGTGAAGATGCGGAAGCACATCGCCGCCAATACCGACACCAACCTACAGGTCGTCGAGGCCGTCCTTCCGACGCTGCACCTGTTGACGATGGTGGGGGACCTGGTGCTCAAGTACGAAGAGGACCCCCTGAACGGCATGACTGATTTCCCATACGTCAGATTCGCTCCGTACCACATGCACGGTGATTGCTTCGGCGTCGTCGATAACCTCAAGGACCCCCAGCGAGAACACAACAAGATGCGGAGCCAGGCACTTCACCTGTTGAACCAGGCGGGTAACACCGGCTGGATCGGCAACAAGCCGAATGCTAACGGTCTCCAGACGATGAAGAACTATGGCACAACGCCTGGCACGTACTTCAACAAACAGGACTTCGGCGGCTTCCTCGAACGGGTGAAGCCCGAGCAGCTCTCCCAGGGACACATGCAGCTCGCCGAGATTGCCCCGGTTGACATGGAGAAGATCTCCGGCGCCAACCCCGACCTTACTGGCGGGCCCACGGAGCACGCGGAATCGGGCAGGGCCAGGCGGCTCCGGATGGAAGCCGGTCAGACCACGATGATGCCGATCCTGGCGAACATGCTCCGCTCGCAAAACATGCTCGGACGCTCGCTATGGAATTTCCTGCGATTCAACAACGTCTACGATCCCGATGAGGTCTTGGCCGTTGTTGACGAGAGTATTATCGAGTCGCTTGGTGGGATCGAGGCGGTTGTCGAGATAATGAACCGTTGGGACATGGGCAACTACTCGGTCAAGGCCGACACTACCCCGTCCAGTGCCACCCATCGTGACGCGATGCTGGAAGAAGTCCGGGCCGTGGCGATGTTCTTCCTGGAGACAGGATTGCAGATACCCCCGGATGTCGGCCAGGCGTTGCTCGAACAGGTAATCAAGATGTCGAGTTTCCCCGGACGCGACAAGATCATAGACATGCTGCAAGGTCAGCAGCTCCAACTCTCACCGGCTGGACCCCAGGCAGGGGCCAAGTCACAGACTACCGAAAGAGGAGCTGCGTAATGACAATCGACGAGAAACTCTACGCCAAGGTGATCAAGGCCTACAACGAAACCACGCTAGGCTTTTTCCCTCGCGGCGAATGGAACACAAGCTCGGCAAGTGCCGAGATTCCCGACCAGGGCACGGGTCAATTGCCTTGTTCCCCACAGCCAGGGGTTAAGCGGCTGCATCGGGCGTTGTCCCCGACACGACAACACTAGGAGTCGAACATGGTAGTAGAGACAGACATCAAGACGGACGACGAGAAGGCCAACCTGGACGTTCTGGGTGAATCTATGGGCGATATGGCCCCGGCTGAATTCGAGGATAAGGCCGAGCCCCCGGCATTGGACGATAAATCTCCGCAAGCAGCTCCGGAAGATGGCGGCGATCCTCCAGCCGAGGACCCGCCCCCGGTCGAAGCGCCTGCGGACAAGCCCGCGGGCGACGATCCCCCGGCCGTCAAGGCCGAGGACGCTCCGGACCCAGGCCCCTCCGAAGAAGAAGAGGTCCAAGCGCTTGCCGGACCGCTTACGCACGACCAGGTGAGCCAGTCGTCCTCGTTCAGGGGGCTGCTGAGCGAAACGGCCACGACACGAGCGGAAAACAAGATCCTCAAGCAACGCGTTGCCGAACTTGAGGCCAATGTGATCCCGCCGTCCGGCGAGGCCGATCAGCCAGGCGAACTCTTCGAGGAAGAAGAAGACGACGACGACATCGAGACAATGACGAAAGGCGAACGCAAGGCGATGATGGCCGATGCCATCAAGACAGCCGTTGCCCAGGAACTCGCTCCACTGCGAGCCGAGAGGCAGGCCGGTGACAGTCTTACGAACGTCCAAAACGACATTGCCGCGATGCAGGCCGATCCAGCCATACCCGATGGGTTGAAGCTGTCTCGGGTTTGCATCGACGCCCGCAAGCACATGGCCGCGAACTCCCCCGAGTTGCTCAAGAGCATCGACGGGAAACCCGGCATGTCACGCGAGCTGTACAACTACGGTGTCCTCCGCGTCCCGTCCGTCCAGGCCGCTGTCACAAAGTCGCGTTCGACTCAAGATGCGGACACGAGACAAAGGGCTGTCAGGGGACAGTCCGCTACCGATACACCCAAAGAGTTTTTCGAGCTGTTGGGCTTTGAAGACGGCGATGACGTTCCGGACCCCACGGGGTAGTCGCCAGGCCAGTGCTTGAAGAACTCGCAGACAGAAAGGCGTAACGATTATGGCTGATACTGCCACAATTGCGGGGTTGGTCGCTGAGAAGTGGTCGGCCAAGTTCTTCAAGTACGGGCTCCAAAATATGTTCTTCTCGAAGTTCATAGGGAAGACCTCGAACTTGAATACGGTTCCCAAGAATCACCGCCCCGACCTGATTCAAACCAGTGCCGAGGCGATGATCCAGGTTGTGATGGACCTGACAAAAAGCGAGGGCGACGGCATTACGTTCCCGCTGCTCTACCCCCTGACCGGCAACGGCCAGGTCAACGGCATACTGGAAGGCAACGAAGTCGGTATCCTGAACTACGCGTGGAAGCAGTCCGTGCTGGACTGGGGCCATGCTACTCGGGACGGCGGGGCGTTGACCCGACAGCAGGCCGCGTTCGCATGGGACCCCGCCGCTCGGGAGTCCCTGGCCCGATGGTATGGCAGAGCACTGGACGCCGCGACGTACTGTGCCCTGGCGGGCCTTGGCTTCGCCGGCGACAATGCCGTGGACCTCATTGCAGCGTCCGCACCGAGCCGCAAGCTGGTCTGTGGAAACCTGGCCGCGACGGGTGTGTTCGACACCCACGCGACATCGGCCGCACTCCTGGCCACGGAGTACTTCGGGCTGGACGTGGTTGGCTACGCACGCCGCGTGGCCGTCGCAAGCGAGCCCATCATCCGCCCGTTGCGGATCGACGGAGAGGACATGTACCTCATGTTCATCCACCCGTATCAGTCCAAGGCCCTCAAGGCCAGTTCGGACTGGAAGACGTTGCAGCAGTCTTCGGTGGCGTACAAGTTGAAGAAGAACCCGATCTTCAACGGGATGCTCGGTGTCTACGACAACGTCATTCTCTACGAGTATCAGCGTACGCAGACGCGACTCGGCGATGGTGGGGCCGAAGACTTGACCACCACGGGCAACACCTGGGACACGGGCGACTCGAATGCAAACGCCGTCCGTTCCGCCAGGGCGATCTTCGCCGGGGCACAGGCCGCCGTGCACGCCTATGCCTCGAAACCGAAGTTCACCCGCAAGGACTTCGACTACGGCAACAAGCACGGTTACGCCGTGCGGATGCTTGTCGGTGTCGGACGTCCGGAGTTCAACTCGGTAGACGTTGGCACAATGACGGTAGAAACCGCCATCTTGCCTGACTAACACGCTGTCAGGGCGTGCCGTCCGGTGTGGGCGGACCTGGGCTTTGTTCTTGTCCCCCAGGTTCGCCCCACCAACGGCGGCGGAAAGGAACGAGAATGAACCCACCAACCGACACAGAAATGATTTGGATGGCCGCTGGCATCCTCGTAAGTTTCATCGCATTTGTTGTGTGCTGTGCTAAAGCCAGTAGAAACTCACCTTCATGGAGGTACAGAAAACCATGACAATCGTGGAAATCAGAACGGCATTGAACGCACGACTCGGCCGGGCCCTCGCCGCCGACGTGCTCAACCCGGAAGTCCAGCTCGCCGTCGAGGATCTGTCCAAGATCGCACGCTGGCCCGACATGAGAAAGACCGGGACCGCCCTGTCGTTCACGGTTGGCTTGAAGCTCAAGGCCCTCCCAACAGGCCACCGTGGCGTGGCGTCCGACGATGGAGCCGTTATCAGTGGCTACCGTCCGCTCGCAAAAGTCAGTTGGGATGATATGCGGAACGCCCAGGAGCAACAGAGCCCCACGTCGGGCAGGCCGGAAGCCTACTGTATCCGGGGAAAGAACATGTACACCTACCCGCTGGCCGACGGGACGTACAGCGTAGTGCCCGAGTACTACCAGACCCATCCGGCCATCGGCACCGAAGCGGCCCCCGCGATCCTGTTCGGTGACGAGTTCACCGAAGCGGTGATTGCCAAGACCATCGTGCAGTATCTCAAGACAACGAAAATGACCAAGCACCCCAAGCTGAAAGAGAATGAGGACATCTACGGCCGCGAAATCGCCACGCTCATCGACTCGGCCGATCCGATCAACATCGTCACCGTGCCGTTCGATTATGGAGTAAGCTAATGGCACTCACTATCGCTCAGCTCGCAGAGTTGGAAGACACCAACGCACGCGGTATGTTTCGCCGCCACGGAAAGCAATACTTCGTTCGCCGGTACAACGTGTCGTGTCTGGATGATATCACGTTGCCGGGGCCTGGTGATTTTTTCCCTGGGGAAACTGACGGCCCTTCCGTGATCGACACCCAGGGCGTTGACGTGAATCTCAAGGTACGCAAGGCACAAGAGGAAGTTGTAGTCACCGTGATCGCGGTCAGGCCCATCTACGACACCCAGGTTGCGGAGGTATGGACTCATGGTACTTGGTAGTCTTCAAAGCTATTTGATCTACGCTGACCAGGCAC